TACAGGTGTGCAGTGGAATAAAGCCCATGCCGCTTGGCATGTGAGGATAGGTGTAGGTGGTAAATATAAACACCTCGGCTACTTCAAAGACTTCAACGAGGCTGTTGCTGTTCGTAAAGAGGCTGAGGTACACTATGGGTATCACGAGAACCATGGGAGAGATGCAGTATGAGGAAAGAAGTAACCATAGACATTGAAACCGATGGACTAAAGCCCACAGTTATCTGGTGTGCTTGTGTCTCCGGCGGTTTAGTGTTCTACGATAAACAAGCGTTTCAGGAATATCTGAACGAACTAGAACCATCTGAGCTTTATGCCCACAACGGCATAGGGTTTGACTATCCTGTCTTAAGCAGACTCTGGTCTATAGACTTCAGTCGTCATGTGCTCAGGGATACATTAGTTCTCTCACGCCTAGCTAACCCGTCAAGGTTTCCTGATCATAGGCTGGTTACGTGGGGACTGGCGTTAGGGTTTGCCAAGGGTGAATATGAGGACTGGAGTCAGCTAACACCAGAGATGGTGGCCTACTGTCATCAGGATGTACTAGTGGCAGAGAAGACACTGGAAGCCCTAAAGTCAGAGTTGATAGGCTTTAGTCAAGACTCCATTGACCTTGAACACGATGTGGCCTTCGTTATACAGGGACAAAGAGATAATGGGTGGAAACTGGATGTTCCTTATGCCTATGAGTTATATGGTGTACTAAAGGAAAGACAGATGACCCTTCAGGACAACGTACAGGCTGTCTTCAAGCCTCTACCGGCCTTCGTTAAGCAGATAACACCTAAGTTCAAGAAGGATGACAGCATGTCTGTAGTCGGCCTGAAGTTCTTAGGGGATTCGTGGGCACAGGTGGCCGGTACTTTCTCTCGCATAGACTACCCTATCTTTGAGCTAGGCTCAGGCGCTATGGTCGCAAAGCATCTTATGCACTATGGGTGGGAACCTGTCCACTACACTAAACCTACTGACTCACATCCCAAAGGCTCCATCAAGACCGATGAGGCTACTCTGGCTGAAGTTGAGGGGATTCCTGAAGTGGATCTGATCAACGAGTACAATATGATCAGACGTCGAGCCACAAGCGTAATGAGCTGGCTGGATGCCGTGGACGACAAAGATAGGGTACATGGTCGAGTGAACTCTAATGGGGCTGTCACAGGACGTATGACGCATTCTAAGCCTAACGTGGCACAAGTCACAGCCAAAGGTAAGCCTTACGGGGAGGAGGCTAGGCGCTGCTGGATAGTAGCAGATGGGTATAGTCTCGTGGGTATGGATGCGTCAGGGTTAGAGCTTAGGATGCTGGCACACTATATGGATGATCCAGAGTACACGAGGGAGATACTTGAGGGTGATGTGCACACAGCTAACATGAAAGCAGCGGGATTCAACACAAGAGAACAAGCAAAAACTTTCATCTATACATTTCTATACGGAGCAGGGGACGCTAAGATAGGGTCTATTGTAGGGGGGTCTATGAAGGAGGGGAGGGCACTAAAGACAAAGTTCATCAATGCGATACCGGCCCTTAAGTCTCTCAAGGATCGTGTAGCGATTAAAGTACCACAAGGCTACCTGCTTGGGCTTGACGGGAGAAAGGTGTACATACGCTCAGAACATGCAGCCTTGAACACATTACTTCAGTCTGCTGGGGCCATCGTAATGAAGAAGGCATTGACTACGCTGGATGAATATAGTAAACTATGGAACATAGACCATAGGTTCGTAGGGAATATTCACGATGAGATTCAGACTGAAGTCCTTACTCGTGACGCACACAAGTTCGGTAGACTAGCAGTAGCCTGTATACAGTCAGCGGGTATTCACTTTAATATGAAGTGCCCATTGAACGGTGAATATAAGGTTGGCCAGAGCTGGGCAGAGACACATTAACTTTAGGGGAAGGGTATGCATTTTCTAATTGACGCAGATTCAGCCTTGTACAAAGCAGGGTGTGCAGGAGAAGAGAGGTGGTACGAAGTGCGGGATGGAGAGACAGTAGTCCGTAGAATCCAGTACAAGAAAGATGCTGTGGCTTTCGTAGGCGAAGATCCTTGTCTGTTGATCGTGCCTTGTAAAGATGGAGGGCCTCTAAGCCATGCCTTAACCAACCTAAGGACCTATATAGATGGGATCTTAGGTCATCCAGAGTGCGTGACGCATCAGTTGTACATAGGCGGGAAGGGCAACTTCCGCTATACCGTTGACCCTGAGTACAAGGCTATAAGGAGTCCCCTAGATAAACCTGTGCACATTGAAGCCATGAAAGACTACATGGTCAAGAAGTACAAAGCCATACGCTGTCACGGGGAAGAAGCCGATGACACAGTGAGTTACTTGTGCCTAGAGAACCCTGAGAACAACTGCATAGTCTCTATCGACAAGGATCTAAGGAACACACCGGGCTGGCACCTTAACCCGGATACCGGAGTCATGAACAACGTGTCCGTGGCCGATGCTGATCTTAACTTCTACAGGCAGTTGCTTATGGGTGATGCGACGGATGGGATCACAGGCATAGCGGGCTACGGGAAGGTAACAGCGGCTAAGGCGTTACCCTTGGCCCTGAGTGTACAGGAGATGTGTACAGTGGTCTGGTCGCACTATACAGACAAGGGCTACGATGATGTGTACTTTATCCAGCAAGCAAGGCTCTTGTGGATGCTGAGAGAAAAGGGTGTCATGTGGCAACCTCCGATTGATCTTAAGGAGACTGTGGATGAAGGCTAAGCCTAGAGACGGATACAGATCAGAACTAGAAGCTAAGTTCGCTAAGGCTACAGCGAAGACTAAAGATTTTGACTACGAGCCTTACGACCTCCCTTACACGACTTACAGGCACTATCGACCTGACTTCGTGGACAAGAGAACAGGAATAATGATCGAGTGCAAGGGGTTCTTTCGAGAGGGGGACGTAATGAAGTACAAGGCTATTCGAGACACAGGAGGGAAAGAGCTTGTGTTTTTATTGAGTAGTGAGTACACAAAGGTTCGTAAGGGTGCTAAAATGAATATGGGCCAATGGTGTGACAAAGAAGGACTCCCTTGGTTCACACTACAGACTATGACAGAATTGCTGGAGTATCTAAAGGGAAGACCGGATCATGAGTAGGACTTATGACGAACTAAAGGAAAGGATATTGGATGAGTACGACCCAGACTTATTGTGTGAGGTGTTGGAGTTGACTTCAGCGGATATACTGGACAGGTTTGAGGATAGGGTTATGATGCACATTGAACACTTCGAGGAGTTAAGCTGATGAGTGAAGACAAGACAGGGAGTAGACTGAACGATGCATACTCAAGCGCATGGGACGCCATGAACAGACCCAGAGAATGGGACATTGTACCCAAGAAACACAGCGGAACACCAGCACAACAGACCTTCCACCCTGTAGACAGGCCAGCACACTACAACAACGGTAAACTAGAGTGCATCGATGGCATAGAGGCTATGCTGACTAAAGAAGAGTTCATAGGATACTTACGCGGCAATAGCTTAAAGTACCGATGGAGGTATCCATATAAGAACGGTGCAGAAGACCTGAAGAAAGCTGAATGGTACGAGAGTCGCTTGTTGGCCTTAATCGAAGCACAGCAGGGAGGGAAGCGTTGATGGAAGTCATTAAGGGAGACTTTGGTAAACAGAAAACCCAAGAAGACAAAGGGCCTTCTGTTCAGGATGTCATCAATCGCTTCGAGAAAGAAGAAGGCTTAGCTAAGTACGATGAGTGCATCCTGATCTGTAAAGCCTTTGATTCAGAGAGGTTGATGTTCTCCACGAACATGGAGGAATCTGCGTTCATCTTTTTACTGGAGCAAGTGAAGTTGGCTGTCTTGACGGGAGAGGTTGATGAATATGAATGATGAACAAGTTGGACAAGCAATGCATGAGGCCATAAGATCACTGTCGGAAGAGTACGACTACGGCCCCTATCCAGCAACAGTCGAGAAAGACATAGCTGCTATGAACAGAGTGTACATTTACTTCACAGGACGAGGATTAGGAAATGAATGAACAGCGCAACTTAGACCAATGTCTCCCTTGTTTCTATGATAGAGGAAGCAGGGCGAAGGGTGTCCCTTACTTCAAGGCACCTAAGACCGTTGGCTCGTCTAATACAACGGGAACGGTAGGCGTAAGCTACACAACATCTACGGAGATGTGGAGAGCAGACATCACAATCTCTAAGATACCTATGTACTTAGGCTCTTTCGTAACGAAGGGAGAGGCTGAGTTAGCTAGACTCGTGGCAGATAGGGTTAAGGTGTTCTTGGGGTCATGTTAGAAAGAAGTTAGACTTCCGTTTAACACGAGGCCCCTGACTGGGGCCTTTTGCTATCTGGGCTTTAATGAAGTTGTGAAGCCTTCAGAACCTTATACAGATTAGGGTTCTGGGTCTGTAGCAACTCAAGTTTTCCTATTCGAGCAAGAGCAGCCCAAGTATCTCGTTTAGTTCGAGGACTACTTTTAGCAACTAGAGAGGCTTCTTTCGGGGAGAATAGGAGACCCTGTTGCTGAGTAGCCGCCGCCGAAGCCCCACCTACCATGCCCAGCCCTACACCTTCTCTGGCTAAAGGTTCTGTGATCTTGTTTACAGAGGCTGCTACATTCCGCATACTGTCCTGCCAACCTGTTTGTCCTGCAAGCATTCGCTGGAAACTCTCGCGCCCTGTCAAGAAGCCCATAATAGCGCCTCTGCCTAGAGTAGGCATGAGACCGTCTCCTGTCAGCTTAATCGCAGAAGCAGGGAGAACTAAGTCTCCTGCGGCTCCTAGCACACCTGTAGCGAACATCTGCTCAAAGGTACTGATAGCCTCGTTAGGTATAGCATCATGGAACCACTTAAGCTCACTCATCATGCTGTGTATTTCACTAGAGAGCGTAGACTTATTTTGAACCATCTGCGCCTTTACTGTAGCTATCCGCTGTTCTGCTTCCTTGATATTGAACAGCGTCTTAGCCTTCCCTTCATATTCTTTTTTAATGGCGGCGACAGAGGCGAGTTCTTGTTTCTTTAAGTTAAGCATCTCAGCAGACTTAGCTTTAATAGCTTCTGTTTTACCTGCTTTGAACTTCTTACCTAGAGCTACTGCCTGCTTATTAGCCAAGCCCATAATATTGTCGGTATTGGCTTTAGTCACACCAGCAACCCTGTGTGCTTCGGCTTGTAGTCTTCCTTCCCCGCGAGTAGCAAATCTCTTCCCTGTGGCCTTTACAGCATCTATCCAATCTTCAGCAGTGAAGGCTCCGGGGATAGGAGAGGCAGCCTTAGTCGCCCTGAACACAGATTCTTGCGTGTTCTGAAAGACACTCCATGCTTCCTTATCCTCAGCAAACTCTTTAATAGCCTTCGTATTTCCACCTGCTTTTAGCTGGGATTCAATCATATCATCAAAGTATGTTTGTACTTTGCTTGTGGCTGCTCGTAAGGCACCCTTGTTCTCCGAAACATTGCTTAAGAACGACCCTAGCTTACTACGCATATTGACTAAAGATTCACCTTTCATTACGTTAGAGGCTGTTGCAGATATCTCCCCTTTCGCATTAATAGAGATGATGGGGTCAGGCAGCTCACGCTTAAGCGACTCAGAGACAAATTCTTTTATCTTGCTCATTGGCCCTGTGCCGCCCAAGAGCGCAATGGCTTCAAAGTCATCATCCAGTATCTTAATCAAGTCTTTCTCTATCTGAACAGGATTTACTTTAAAAGATACCTGCTTTGCTCCAGAAAAACCGAAAGTCTTCCAGAGATTATCAAGATAAGCCACTCGCTGTTGTGGGGCCATACTTAATAAAATATCTCTCTCTGCCTGTGTCGTGGAGGCTGCTGTTGACTTTGCGAAGGCCATATTCATAAAGTTAGTCTGGAGTGCATTAGCGACTGCATCTACTTCTTTTGCTGCATGGTATTCCACGGCAGCTTTAGACGAAGCCACTGCGTCCTCAAGATACTTTATTTTATCTGCATAGTCTTCTGTAAGCGAGGAACGAGCTATTATACCATCCTCTTTGATGTCTGCCTTTAACTCATCTCTAAGCTCTTTGGCGAGGCTATTTCCAGTACCTTGTTTATCTGCGGCTGCTTGTTTAATGGTAGCGAGGGTCTTCCTTGCTTTATCAGCCAGAGCCTTTCCTTGTGCAGCAGAGGCAAAGGGGACACTAACACGACCTCCTACATTCATGGCTTGTTGTTCTAAGAGTGTACGCCCACCAAAGGATTTGGCGATTAGGGACTTATATATGTTGGCTATAACAGCCCCACCGCCTTCAAGATTCTCAGTGAACATAAGACTAACGAAGTCTTTCCCTTCTCCCAGTTGTTGAGCAACCCTAGTACGGGAAAATGCTGTGTAAGCTTTACCTACGCCTGCACCCACGACAGGAAAGGCCCCTCCTATGGCGGCACTAGTTACCGCAGCTTTATCCTTTTCCTCTTGTGTCCCTGCGATACCGAGGCCAGCGATGGCCCCACCAACGACACCAACACCGACAGCGGGAGCCAGAGGGTTGATCTTAGTTGCTGCATTAAAGGCGAGAGGGCCTAGTCCAGAGAACTGTTGTGCTAGGTTATGCTGGGCACGAAGAGCGTCTGTACCCCCTTTAGCTAGGAAGCCTTGAGTTGCAGAAGTCGCCTTCCTTGCAATCTCAGCCTTGTATATGTTAGCTGACGTATTCATCAGCTTACCTGCCTTAAGCCACGCAGGGGACAGGAAAGACCCTGCAATGTTGGCAGAGATGGATGCAACAGGATGTTCTTCCATGAAGGCAGCATCCTTAGCTTCCAGACTAGAGAGCATCTCCTCTCGGATTTCAGATAATGTCTTACCTTCAGCGACATCAGGAGCAAAGAGCTTAATAAATGAAGCCCCGACTGAGGCCCCTATCTCACTTCCCCAGTTTAATAGCAGTCCGTCTAAGAAAGCCCTGCCCAACGCCTCGTAGTCTCCTCTGCTGTATTCACCGGAGTCTATCCTCTCTGCATCTTTATGGAGAGCAGCCTCCGTCGCGTCTACACCTCTCTGATCAGGGGACACAGCCTCTTCGTAGAACGTATTCTTACGCGAAACTAAACCCGTAGCCGCACTAAAGAAAGGGCTGCTCTCATCTATTTCCTTCCCTGTAAAGAGGCTCTTTGCCATGTCTTAGTACCCGTTCTGTGTGTAAATGGAAGGAATTATGCCAAAGCTATCCTCGAAGTCTTGTAAGTATTTATCTTGGGCTTCCGTTGTTGGGGCATTATCCATAAATTGCTGTAGTTTTGAGGCTGCAAGAAAAAACGCAATTTCTTTCTGAAGAAACCCTGCGGAAGTTACAGGCCCCTTATTTGCTTCTTCCTGTTTTTGAATGTGTCTATCAAACAGCAAAGAGCGATCAAGAATCAAAGATTCTAGCCGTTCGCGTGCTTGCATATATTCTTTAAGCTGATCCATCGTAACGTTATCTGGGTTGGGAAAGCCTGCTTGTATTAGTTCTATGTCTTTGTCGGAAGCAACCCCCTTTGGAAGCCCTTGTACAAGAGCATTATTAATCGCTTCGTTGGCGTAAATACGGATCCACGTTTCTTGGTCGCCTAAGCCTAGAGCATTCTTAGTTGCTGTTTCTGCCTGTGCCCAGAGACCGGCCCCTGACCATTCGGGGGACTTTGCTAGTATATCTAGCCTATTAAGAACATTACGGGCTTCTGCCATACCCGCGCTTGCCTTAGTCCCTCGTTGATTAGACTCTTCTAGAGCTTTAACCATCTGGACGCCCATCTTAGTGTCACCCCGAAAAAGTTTCTCGAAGGACTTAAGATCGGGGTATAGGCCAGAGAGAATGCCGTCTATAATGGAATCCTGTACATCACCGGGAGGAAACTTAGCACGGGCTATCTTGATTAATGATTGCTTTTGTGCTACTGTTGTACCCCCTGCACCATTTTCTTCAGACTTCTCATCGACAAGTAATCTAACTTCTCCTGTAAGTCTGTTGTACAAATTCTTACCGACAGAAGACCAATGAGCTATCTCATTCTTGGACAAGTAGGCATAAGCAACTTTTAAT